ATCGCCCGGCGTCTCGATCACTTCCCGGAATACCTTGAAGCCATCAGCCTCGCCTAGCCGATGTTCCCCGAGCTTGTCCTCAATCAGCCGCTTGGCTGAATCCTTCAGGCTCTTTTGGACTTCGCGAATGCAGACCGAGCGAAGGCCCTTTTCGCAAAGACTATCCTCGATCAGGAGATCCGCGAAGAAGTGCGACTTGCCAGAACCGCGGCCACCATATGCAGCCTTGTAGCGAGCAGGCTCTAGGAGGGGATCAAATACCTCAGCCGTCTGTATTTGGAGGACGGACAATCAAGCGCTCAATTCTGTGAACGATGTTGATGGCCGGATCATCCTCATCTCCACCAATAATCGCCTGCGCTGGCTTTCCGTCCAGCCGGTCTGCAATGGCATTGATAGCCGGCAAAGCTTTCTCGTCGTCCTTCTGGGCAAGGTTGATCAGGTTGCGAGCAATACCGCGCAAAGCCTTGTTGTCACCGCCAGCCGCGGCCAATTCCATGCGCAAAGCGTCGGCAAACATGCGCTCTTTTGCGCGTCCGCCTGGATTTCCTGATTTACCCGGTTGAAATGCCATTGCTCTGAATTATAACTCTTTCGGCCCTAAGTTGATTTCTTGCCTTCGATCCTGTCCAGCCTGACGATGATCTTGCGCAACGCGTTAGCCCTGGATTCGTCGCCGCTTTGGATAAGTTCCGCGATGTGACCACGTATGGACTTGAATCGGTTATCATCGTTCCAGCGCCGCGGTTCGACTTTCTCGGGCTTGGCTTCTTCTGCCATCAGCACGGCTTCGGCTTTGAGGGCTTCGGGCGGGGCTTGGGTTTCTTGCTCATGGGATCTCCTACAGCGGATAGTTCTTCGCGCCGTATGCGGGCTTTGGGATGCGGCGCTTGATGGGCTTGCGCATGGGAAAATCCTGTTGGCGGACACAAGCCGCCCGGCGGGTGAAGCGTTTCTAACCGGCCGCGTTGATCTCAAACTGATTTGTTCCGCTTCGTACATTCAAATCTCATTAATCATGGCTTCATTACGCGGAGAAGTTTGGCCGAGATATCGAACGCTCTCCGATAGGTGGCATTCCCCCTCAGTGCCTCTAGCCTCTTCGCGGCCTCTTCAAGGGTCTGCCTTACGATTTCATCGCGGTCGATTTCGGTGAAACTCCTGCGAGGTGGGACGAAGGGCATCTGCTGGCCGATATCAAATTCACGGCTCATGCAGCCCTCACGTTTTGCTCTCGCGTATAGAAGAAATCAGTTTTTCCCGGCGGCAGGAACTTGATCTTCCCGTTCTTCCTACCGCGGACGACTGTCAGGAGGTTTTCGAATTCGCCCTCCATGATGCGGATCAGGGCGCCGGCCGGAATTGGATTACGGCGGATCACAAGCTCCCCAGACTCGTCAATAAACTCTCCCGTCTCATTGCTCACGAAGTCCCATTCCCCGCGCATCCAGCGCTCGCGGAAGCGATAAACGATCTCGGCGGGTATCCGGGCAGGCGCCCCGCTATCGCCCGTCAGGAGGGCTTCTACACCGTTTACGTTGCGGACTGCGTAGAACTCCCCGTCAGGGATCTCGACGAACACATAGCGGCCCAGGATCGGGTATTCCTTGGCCTTCTTGGTTCGGGCATGCGATACCCATTTGCGAAGCCGCGGCCAGAACGCTTGATATCCGATCGCGGCGAGCCCGCTTTCTGCCCGGCGGTGACAGTTTGGATTCGTTATCGCGATATACCAGTTGCTTGCCGGTATCCCCGTTCTGCGGATGTCTCGTTTGGTCATGTGCCCCTGCATTTTATGTTCCATTGCTATTCTTTGCCTGCCGCGGCGTACACAATTACCCCGAGGCAGAATACCATTCCGATCCAGCCAAATTGCACTATAATCGCCATACCCATCAGGGCCAATCCAGCAACCCAGAAGGCGAACCGATAACGCGTGTCTTCGTCGGCTTCGTTCAACGCGAGCTTGAGCCTCCGAACTGCATCTCTGGTATGTCCCAAGGTTTCGCTCATCCTATTCCCCTTCAGGTTTCGGGTTGATCTTGCCGGCGCGGTAGTCGGCTAGCCGAATGATATTTCTGGCGTGCCTTCCCAGGCGAAGCGTGCAACCCACAAGCCGGCGCGGCCGTCCGATGCGCTCCCGTATTTCCACCACATGGGCTTGGCTTCCTTCGTCCACTCTTCGAGCCTTTCGTATCGGGGATGGCCTTCCGGAACGAAGATGGCCGCGAGGTATCCCGTCGGGCGGTCGCGCAACAGCGGCTCTGGCTGGCGTTCCTTTAAGGCCGGCCGCTGCTTGCGGAGCTTTTCCAGAAACGCCCGATGCTCGTCACACGCCTCAACGATCTCGCTGATCGTCGGGGGGAATTTGCTTCGGCGTTGAATGCCGGTTCGCGGGTCGCAAACGTATTTGATTACCTCGTCCGGGTATTGTTCGAGGATAGCACCCAGCTGCGTTTTGAAGCCGTCGATATCCGCGAACTGGTCAATTCGATAGGCGGAGAAAACTGCCAGCTGGCAACGAATTATCAGGGCCATCCGACTGTTCGAGGGCCGCGAGGTCTCGGCGGAGGGAAGCCGTGAGACTGCCGCCGGATCGATTTTGATTTGTTCCATGGGATACCGTGACCTTTTCTGCTTCTCGAATTTCGACTGTCGGGAGGTTTGGCGTCAGCTCGGCATGCGCTCGGGCTATCGCCTTCTCGAAGTATTTCAGCGTTCCGGGTGGATCTCCGTTGCGCGACTGCATCCCGCGCTTGACGCCGATCAGGATGCATTCCGAGCGCCAGTGTTCGTTGAACCAGCCTTGGATCGTCAGAGGCGCGCCGACCGAAAGCGGGTGGTGAGGATCGAGCCCCATCGCCATCAGCACGTTGCTTGCTGTCTCGAAGGCTTCAGGGCTGATCAGTGATTTTGATTTCGCGGGCGCGCTTCCCTCCCCACTACCAATTTCCCTTTCCCCTTCCTTTCCCTTCCCTTCCACTTGGACTTGCACAAGAGGCGTGGTCGTCGCGTCACCCACGCGTGCGGCACGCGTCAAGCCATTGTTTTCGCTTGGCTCAGGTATCTCGGATGGCTTCTCCCTGTTGTTGATCACTTGGTGCTGTTGCCAGCTCGGAATGAGTCCGTATTCCTTACCATCCACCGCGTAACGCACGACCCACCCACGCGTCGTCAACGCGTCGAGCACGCGTGAAAAATCTACTTCGTCGTGAGGAAGGCAATCGATCTTCAGTTCGCGCGGCTTCCACTTGAAACGACCCTCTCGATCGGCAGCAGTCCAGAGCCCTGCGAAAGCCAAGCGTAGCGGCAAGCCGCTTTCCTTCTCCGCGTCGTAGAGATCGGCGTGGCGGAAAAATTCCGGCTTTATGGTTCGGATGCGCGCCAATTCAGAGCATCCCCAGCGCTTGCATGTACATTTCCAGGATGGTTTCCTGCTCTTGGCGCGCGTTGGCGTCCTGCTTGCGCATTCGGACAATCGTCCGTAGCACCTTGACGTCGAAGCCATTTCCCTTGGCCTCGACATAGACATCGCGAACGTCGTCGGAGATGGTCTTTTTCTCCTCCTCCAGCCGCTCGATGCGCTCTATGATGGCCTTGAGCTGGTCTTTGGCGAATTTCGTCGCCGGCTCTTCCGCAGCTTCGCTGTTATGCCCGATTAGGCTCATGTTTCTGTTCCTCGTTTGGTGATGAGACTGGAACGCGGTTTGAAATTGAATAATCGCTGGGCATTTCGAGGCGGCGCCGGCATGGCGGAATCCAAACCATCGGCCGCGGGCTCATGTTCGCCATCCAGACCAGCCAGCAATAAGCGGTGGCCGTGGATCCCGTCGCGGTTAGCCTTCCCTTGACCATGGGGACGCGCTCAGTGAACTGCGCCACGATGGTTGGGGGGTTGAGAGCGAATAGCCGCTCATAGCGTCCTACGCCCTCCAGAAACGCCGTGCGAACGATCATGGCCGTTCCCTTCCATCCCTTGATCTGGCGCGCACGCTCGATGAACTGCTCGGCAAGTCGGAACGGCGGATTGGTGATAATCCACTCGGCGCCAGCGGCTGCAATCGCCGGGCTCTCCGAACCGGGAAAGAGGAAATCGACGACGCGATCCTGACACCAGTCGCCACTTTCCATGCTATAATCGTAAATATCGCTGGTGCGGACGTAGCCGAAATATTCCTGCAGGGGCTTTGCCATGTAGCCGCGGTTGCAAGCCGGTTCCCATACCGTCTGCAATTTCAGTTCACGGCGCGCAGACAACCCCATGTGCGGGATGATGACGTGCTCCATCAGTGCCCGTGTCGCCCATGGCTGGGTTGGGAAGTCGTCGAGAGAATCATGCGGCTCCGACCGCTGCTGCATGACGGCCGATGATGTGTTCTGGCTCACGCTCGCCCCCGTTTACGCAGCACCTGGACGATCTCCAGCACCTTAACCTTGTGCCGGGCAGTGTCTCGGGATTGCGGCTTGGCCTTGCGAAGGGCTTGCCGGCGGGCTTTGAGAAGCGCGCGGAGGGGGATTTTCATGGTGATGCTCCCTGCGTTTTTTTGCCAAGTGCACTCTGCGAAAAAGGCGGATCTCCGAAAAACTCGGCCGTGATGTCGCGCTCGGCTTTCATCCTGCGTTCGCGGTCTTCCATGACATCCGGAGGAACCCATGCTCTCGGCTCCAGATCGATATGGATCTGCCTTCCTGGCTGGCGCAGTTGCTGGATTTTCGAGTATACCGACTGCAAATCCTTACCCATGAAGCTCGCGATCTGCCGCGCCTTGCGTCCCTCTTCGATCAAACCCTTAAGGGTTATCTCTTCTTGTTCGGACCAGCGCGAGCCCTTGGCGTTTCGCTTTCGCTCACTCCGCGGAACGAGCTTTCTGTAACGGGCGCAACAGCCTTGATCTGTTCGCCCCAATCGCCCGGCGATATCTTTCCAGGCTAAGCCTGAAGATCGCATCTCAAGCATTCTACGGTCGTCTTCCGCATCCCAACCGTCCTTCCGACTCGCAGAATCGTGCATTCCAAGCCCCTATTTGCTAAGTTCAAAATTATTGCTGCCCACCACCTGATGACTTTTTGCCGGAGTCGATGGCGGGCAGCGTTTCTGCCGGGATGGCAGAAATGGTGATGGTGGGAGGCGGTTCATGCAGCCACAGCGCTCTTGCTCTTCGGCTCGTCATCCTTTTCAATCGTTTTCTTGAAAAGGATGTTGCCTTGCGGGTGGAAGATCACGATGCCCTCTGGTTTCATGAATCCAGGAGCGGCCACACTGCCGTTGCTTTGAAGGGTTGCTATCGCCTGCTTGACGCCCTTCATGACCCCATAATCTTCCATCGGACCGGAATAGAGCACCGGCACGACACTGCAGCACGCCGGCCGAATAGCGTCGTCTGACCAACGAGACGTATTGAACAGCGAGAAGATTTTGCGCGGCTGGGAATAGTTGCGTTGGATGCCTTGACCCCACCATTCGCCAAAGTGGTGGCCGACGCCGAGTTTCATCAACTCGGGCTTATTCGTTTCCACCCACTTGGCAAAGCCATAGTTGTCGTCTTGTGGGGTGATCCATCGCGTGCGACTTCCAACCATCACATCGCCGGTTTCAAGAATGCAAATTGATGCATTGGTACCGTCAATCTTCTCGGTGATGATTACCTCACGCGAAAGGCGTGCTATCTTCGGAAACGGTTGAAACTCAGTCATCTTTCCTACCCATCAGTCGTGTCCAAAAGAGCCTTAGCCGCGCGAACAGAATTGCTATCAGGCCCGGCGATTTCCTCGGTTCGCTTGATGTCATTTTCCAGCTTTCGCATTTGTGCCGCACACTCTGCGCGATAAGCCGCCCTGATGCTCTCGTAGACCGAGATGCTGATTATCCTGAGCCGGTCCCGGCGATATCTTAAGGACCAGAGGAAACCGTAATCGACTCCGTACTGACGTTCGATCTGGCGCATGGCGTTTTCAATGTCGCCTGGCCCTCTCGCTTTCATTCGCGTCAGGTCTTTCGACCACGCGGCGGCCTGATCCAAATACGCAGCGTCACTCATTTTTGGCAGCCTCTTTTTGCGCACTTGCAAAACCCTCCATGATTATCTCGTTCCATGGAGGGAACACACGACAACGATGACGACGAACTCACATTCATCACGCTCTGCGCTGCAACGCGGAACGCAATCCGGTACTTAGTGAAAGAACACCCACCAGATGAAAAAACCGAAACCACCAAGAGCGATGGGGAAGAACAAAGCCGCCAGCGCGAAACACATGGCGGCAAAATCTGCATCAAGTGATTCAGCGGCAGGTATGGAATCGCGCGGCGCGTAAATGTCGCGCGTACTGGCCGGCGACATGCTCAGACCCCGAGGTGATCGCCGGCCAGTCATGATCGTGACTCCACAGCCTCGACCTGAATGTCACCCTTTGCCACGGCGCGGCAGATGCGCCAGACCACGAACAGGATGTTGATATCGATCCAGATCAGGAGGGCTACTTCTGCAGATGCACTCATGCTTCCACCTTTGAGGGATTGAGCATTGCTGTGAAAATGGAGATGTCGGTTTTGCGTTCGATGATGGGGCGGAAGCGACGAGCGGCCCATCCGAGCGGATTGTGGTGATAGATTTCAGCTAACACTAACCCTGGCTGGGTAGCTCCCTGCGTAACATCAACCACGGTATAGATTTGACCAACCTTGGGCGGCGCAACGCCGTTATATGTCTGCCTCCGAAATTTGTAGATGCACTCAACCTTCTGCCCCACATGAAAGCTCATGCTGTTCTCCATGAAGTCGCTGGCACGAATTGGATGTTGTTCATGCCGCGCTCTCCGGTTCGGTGGAAAATACCGAGGCCAGATCGGGGCGAAGGTCGTGCGCTGAAATTCCGGTCTTCTTGGAAACCTCTTCAAGACGGTCGGTCGGGATTTCTCCCAGCGCCCAGCGCGAAACAGTCGTCTTGTTGACCTCTAAGGCCTTGGCGAGGTCGGCCAGCCGCATATCGCGGGTGCCGAGCATCTTGGCTAAGCGGGTCTCATTGGCTTTGGCTTTCATTCGTCTATAGTTGCGCAACTAACAACTAATGTCAAGGCCTCTGGTTGCGCACCGCGCTAACGACCTGGTTGCGACCTCTTGTTAGCGTATGCGGGATGTCGATAAGTCATATTCATAAAGGAAAGCAGCCGAACCGGCCCCATTTCATCCCGGAATGGGCTGAGCGGCGAGGTTATGCCAACCAAGCGGAACTTGCGGAGGCCTTAGATGCCGACAAAAGTGTCGTTTCACGATGGTATAACGGAACATCCCCTAGCAAGGAGTGGCAAAGGAAGCTGGCCTTGCTGTTCGATTGCGAAAGAGACGGCATTTTTAGGCATCCGGACGACGATTGGATTGCCAAATTCTTCCGCGATCGGTCCGCAGACGAAATCAGCCGCATGAAGCAGATGCTTGAAGCGGCGTTCCCAAAGGCCAAGCGAACCGGGACTTAAGGGCAGCATTACTGCCTAAACTTTGGTCCGGTAAAAAAGTTGCAAGTTGCGCACTTTTCCTCTTGCGGCGGGTTGCAAGTTGTGCAACTAATATCTCCATCGACGAACACCCCGTGATGGAGAGACGAGATGACCGCAGCCCAGAAGACAGCAGCCGCCGCCCTCGCCGCCTCCAAGGGCTACGCCGCCAGCCAGATCACCAAGATCAACCTGACCGACGCGGGCGCGCTGGCCTCCATCGAACTCGGCGCCGACGCGGACGGCTTCGGCATCTTCGTTCTCAACTTCGCGATCTGAGCGGTCATGCCCCGATACTTCGTCAGCATCTACACGGACGGCCCGGCTACACGCTGGAACGTCATCGATCGCCGAACGCAGGAATGGGTGCGGCGCTTTTCGACCGAGCAAGAAGCGCTCGGTTATGCGGCTGCTTTGAACGACCCCCTCACCCTCCAAGGGCAAAACAACATGAGCCGCGACATCCTTATCGACCGCGCCCTTATCTTGATCATCTCGCTTTTGATGGCTGCTCCGATCTCCGTTGCTTCCAAGTGGGTGTTTTGATGATCCGCTCAGCCAACCTTTGTGACAAGTGCGACGCGCCGACAGCCAATGCCGAGAACGATTATAGCGAGTTCATTTGCGAAGACTGCGAGCAGAACGCCGCTGAGGCTGCATGGGAACGTCACTGCGAGGACTTCCACGACGGCGGCTGCACTCGGTTCAACAGCCTGCAACAGCAGCAAGCGGATGCGAGGAAACTCAAGTGAGCGGCCATCCGAAGATGCTCCCAGCTCAGCCCGGCATCAACGCCAAGCGCGCGGAATGGATCGACATCAACGCGATGGATGCGATCGATCCGGTTCATCAGCCGCGCAAGCTCACGCATGACCAAGCAGACGAAAACCTTTTCAGCATCGAGAACGGCGACGGGGAGATTTATTAAAATGCACACTTCATTCGAAGACAACGCCATTCTCGGCAAGTTCAACGACAACGTTCGCGCAGAAGACCTGCAGCTTGATTGCTGGCGCGCTCAGAGCGAGCCCGTTCCAATCTCCAAGCTCAACCGACAGGCTTATGCGGTAGCCAAGCTGGTCGGACACTGTGAGGCGATCGTCGGCAGCGGGCTTTTACCTGAGCCATCTGAACAATCGCTGCGGCTTCTAATCGCTGAGGCGCTGATCGCGTTCGGGATGGACAGCCATCAGGCCGCGGTTAAGGCCGAAATGGAGAGATAACGACCAGTAAGGCAGAGCTGGAAGCAAATCTGCTGAACCCAACCGAAAGTACACGACATGAAAATCTCAAGCGCCTTCCCGTCAAACTACCTCAAGGCCGCCGACCTGCAGGACCGCAACGTCATGGTCAAGATGGATCGTGTCTCACTCGAAAAGATCGGCGACGACGAAAAGCCCGTTCTCTACTTTGTCGGTAAGGAAAAGGGCATGGTTTTGAACAAGACCAACGCTCAGAACATCGCAATCGTTTACGGAGACGACACGACCGATTGGCGTGACCAGGATCTGGTGCTGTTTACAGCCATGGTCGATTTCCAGGGAAAGACGGTGGAGGCCATTCGCGTTCGCGCACCGCAGCCAAAGGACAGGCGCCCGGCTCCGCGTCAAGCCGATCCTATTTCCAGCGGCCCGCAACGGCAGACCGGCGGAGTAAGCGACACCCAGCTTACCGACGACGAAATACCGTTCTGAGGACTGATCCATGACTGCCTTTCGCGCCACGTATTCTGACTGGAAGCTGATCAAGACCCGTGGCGTCGTCCAGGTTGTCATGGAAGTCCCGTTGGCTGATGCCGATGAAGCTTATGACGTTCTCGGCGGCATGCCCGTGCACGGCAAAGAACGCTGGTTCGGGATTGCCGCCCTCAAGTCCACCACGAAGGAGGCGCCCGCGCAGCCCCGTCAGGAAAGTCCCCCAAGCTCCCGCCCTGACGGGGCACGGCGGCCATGGCGCGATCTGTCGCCACAACAACAAGCAGGCATGCACGGAAACGACCCTATCTTTGAGGCGTTCCTGAAAGAGCAACGACCGGACGATTGGCACGAAGCGCAGGAAGCGGCCGCGTGTATCCGCCTGATATGCGGCGTCGCCTCCAGATCGGAACTGATCACAAACCACAAGGCTCGCGTGATTTGGAAACAGCTAGACGACGAATTTCAGGCGTGGCGAGCACTCGAAAGGGTTGGAGCATGACCTCCCTTCTCGGCCACAAACGACGCGAGTTCACGCAGAAGGTCCGCAAGGAAGCCTTGCGCCGCTGCACCCGTAACAGCAAGCCCCACTGCGAGACATGCGACACCGAGTTGAATGAGCGCACGGGGATCATCTTTGAACACGTCATACCCGATGGATTAGGTGGCGAACCAACCCTGGATAACTGCAAGGTCCATTGCAAGACCTGCGCCGATATCAAGACGCATACAGAGGACAATCCGCGCATGCGCAAGGCCGACCGTACCGTGAAAAAGCGGTTCGGACTGCGGCCCGAGCGCCAGAAAATCCAGTCAGCAGGATTCGCCAAACGCCAGCCACAGAGAACTGCATCGCGGCCGATCGTTAGGCACTCGCAGTCGTGAAGGAGAACGGCAATTGACTAAGAACTGCGCCCACTGCGGAACCGAGTTCAAGACTTCTTCCGCAAAGCAGAAGTGCTGTAGCCACCGATGCGCCATGAACCACAAGGTAACGCACGGCCACAGTCAGCACGGAGAGCTTTCGGTGACATACATTTCTTGGCGTGACATGAAGCGTCGCTGCCTACGGTCATCGTGCGCAGAATGGAAACACTACGGCGGCCGCGGCATCGCGCTTGATCCGCGCTGGTGGGATTTCAAGAACTTCCTTGAGGACATGGGCGAGAAGCCCGGCAAGGAATACTCGATTGAGCGGGTCGATAACGACGGAGATTACGAGCTTTCGAACTGCAAATGGCTGAAGAGGGCCGAGCAGAGCCGCAACAGGAGCAATACCTTCACCGCAGAAGAAGACCAGCGGCTTAAGGACGAGATAGCCAAGGGCCTCAACTTCACACAGATCGCCGCCGCGATGGGTATGACGAAGGGTTCGGTGACAGGCCGTGCCTACCGCATCGGTTTGAAATCAGGCGTCCCGCCAATTCCCAAAAAAGATAGGAAAGCCGCATGAGCACTATCCAGCCCATGAGCATCGTGCTCCTCGCCATCGCCCGGCGCCGCGGCCGGGAGCACGCGACGATCATGCGCGCCATAGCAGAGGCTCACAAGGCCAAGCGGAGGGGGAAGAAATGAGCGACATCATAGAACGCCTTCGCCAGTTTGCTGCATTTGGCGACACGCCTGATTGCCGGATAATGGCTCAGTTGGCGCTCACGAAGATCGAACAACTGGAAGCCGAACTGGCGAGCTGCCGAGCCTGCCGGGAGAAGATTGACTGTCTCTCGCGTGGAGCCGGATCATGAGCGTTCCATCCAATCCATATGTGCCAGACACGAGCCAGGGCGATCTACCGTGGCCGGAATACGACCAGTCTGATCTGGTCACGACCATGATCCAGTTGCGCGAATACAAGGCGCGCGCTGAGCAACTGAAAGGCGCGTTGCGGGCGATCATGACGGCAACCGTGGAAGGCCGGGTTTGCGACGACGTGGCGTGGTTCGATGGAATCACAACGCTGCACGACTTCTGCGATCTCGTTTTGAACGGACCAGACGCGGAGGTCGAATTGTGACCCGCAACGCGCTAGCCGTTCTTCTCGGCTTTGCCCTGGCATTCGGGCTCGAAAGGTCAGGGATGATCGAATTTATAAAGGCCATTCATTGGTGGAGCTTCAAATGAGCGAACGATCTTCTTCTGACAGCGCTATAGCTATACTTGTCAAGACATTTGAGGAAATCAAATGCGGCGCACGAACGCTTGATCCGGCGACAGAAATAAAAATCGTCTTGCTAGAGCATGGACTATCCCTCCAGCCCGCCAGCCCAACGGCAGGAGAGCCGGAACTTAGCCCCATCGATGAGGCGCGCATCGAATCCGGGTTCTATGCCAGTCTTGAATGCGGCGCGCTCAACATCTTTGAACCGGCCCCCGCATCCGATGCTGTAGCGGGTGACGCGAAGGCGTTCGACATTTGCGTAATGATTGTCGAGGAGGAGTGTTATCTGGATGAACCGAACTACCCTGCGAACAAGCATCAGCGGAGTGTCGGCTATGCTATCCGCGATCGTATCCGCGCTGCACAGAAAGAAGTAGCCCTCCGCTCCGATGCAGCGGGAGGCGAGAAACTCGGGAGCAGTGAGCCACTCGGACCGCACTACGACGGTACCACGATGGATAACCAGAAGCTCCATGCCGGACCGGGGGGCGGCATGACGACCCCCCACCATTCAGCGGGAGGCGTCACCAGTGGAGCGGCGACACCGCCAAACCGCGACGCTCTAGCTTCCATGTTTCTGACGATGTGGAAGAACGGCAATTCGCCCCTACAAATCGCGGATGAAATAATGTCGCGGTTCACCAGTGCTGCCCAACAATCAACGCACGGCGCACCATCCGACCGTCAATTCAGCGCCGACCTAGCAGATGATGCCGCTATGACGCAAAGCGAGTCCAGAAAATGACCTGCCACACATCGCCAACCAAATGCAATTACCCCGACTGTGCGTGTCCGCCAGACCGCACCGACGACGAAGCCAGTCTCCTACGCGAGCAGATCGACCTGCTCCTCAACAAGCGCCGCGCCCATCTCGAAGCCTACTACCAATCCGTCAAACGCCAGATAGGAATACGCTGATGAGCCTGAACGGCCTTAGATACGGCGGCCAGTACGTCGGGAAGCGTCCTCCGACCTGGGCATTGAACCTGTTCGCTATCTTCGTATTCCTGCCGATCGCGCTGGTGTTCGTGGCTGGCGGCTGGATCTGGCTGGCGGTGACGTCTCTCACGCATACGCGCCCCAACCGCGGAGGTGCGGCATGATATTCACTCAGAAATTTGTCGGGGATATGTGCGAATCCATCGAGAGCATGAAGCTGACGCCAGCAAAGAAGGAGTTTGCCAAAGCCGTCATGCGCGCCGCGATCGACTACGCCAACGCAAAGAACCATATGCACGCCTCGCCAGAAGCGAGGGCTCTCGCGCATCCTTCGCAAGTGCATCACACCCAGGGGGAATAGATGACCTTTGAAACTCAATATACGGTTACTGATTGGGCGGACGCAACGTTCGGTCCAGCATCGTCTAACGCTCGCGTAGCAGCCCGCGCGAACGAGGAAATGGCCGAGCTGCTGCGAGCCTTGACAGCCGATGATGAGCACGAGAAGGCCGCGGAGGAAGTCGCGGATATTGTAATCGTGCTTTGCCGTCTCATGACGCGCCTCGGCCGAGATCTCCCCGAGGAGATCGATCGTAAGATGGAGATCAACAGAAAGCGCCAGTGGAATCTGACAAAGGACGGGCACGGCTACCACGTCCGCAACAAGGTATCGCTCTCTCCCCAGGAGAGCGCCAATGACTGACGAGCAGATCAACATCTTGAAAACTGTGGCTGAGACTGGCCGCGTTCACCAGGACACATTCAGCGGCAAGGGAAAGGGCATAGGCAGGGGCATCGGGTTCGTTGTCGGCGGCCTTGTGCGGCGCGGGTGGTTGGAGTGGGAGCGCGGCCGAGCGCCACACTCGCTCAATGCAACCGCGCTTCTTATCACCGACCTCGGCCGGAAGGCCCTAGCCGCTGCTGTGGGAAGAGAGCAAGAGCCCCCGCCACGTTAGGTTTTCGACAATTAATTAAATGCCGGAAAGCTAACGAGGCCAGTTTGTAACATTTCGTGAATACGAAAGACTTGCGTAGTACGAAAAAGTTGCGTATATTGTTTTCATCAGAACGGGAGATGGAAATGACCAACCAGTACCAAATCAACGCCTTCTACGCGGTGTCCAAGGCCAAGGAAGCAGTGCAGAGCTGGGAAGCCGGAGTTGCCAAGGCGAAGGAAATGGGAGCCTCGGCGTCGGACCTGGAATTTTGTGAGGGAAGCCTGCGGATGTGCCGGGAAAATCTGGCGAAGGTCCAGCGGGACGTGAAAGAGAACTGGACCGCTTACCTCTGACCAAAAAGCCGGGCGCAAATGCCCGGCAACCACCCCGAGGACGCCGTGAAACTTTCAGAACGCGCCATGATCCACGCCGAGAACACGCAATCCGAGGGATGGTACACGACCGCTAATGTTCTGGCAGAATGCGCCGAGGCCCTCGATGAGGAATCGGCAATGACCCCCAAGCAATACAAAACCATCATAGACGACCTTGGCATGACCCAGGAGGGCGCCGGCGAGTGGCTCGGAGTATCGGCGAGGACCGGCCAAAACTACGCCGCCAAGGGGCCGCCAGAGCCCGTAGCGAAGCTTCTGCGGTTGATGATCCGGCTAAAGCTAAAGCCCGAGGATGTGAAATGACCGATGCCGAGATTTTTATTGCTTCGATCCGAACTCGGGTCGGACAGATCAAGAAGGCTCAAGAAAATCTGACGGCCGGTTCGTGGCACCAGATCGAACTGGCTTGCGACAAGCTCCTCGACGAGGCCCGAACATTTGAGCGCAGGCTTGCGCTGTCTCCGTCGCACGGCGATACCCCATGACGCGCGCCGTCGCCTTTACCAAAGCCCAGGTTCGCCGCGCCGTGAAGGCTGCGGAGAGCGCCGGCTTGCGGGTTCAAAGGGTGACGGTAAACCGAGACGGATCAATCACGGTAGATGGCGGGGAAACACCCTCTGTTCCCGTTGACAGCCAGAACAAAGAACTCGCAGCATCGTGGGATGATTTGTGATGGGGCGGGCCGTGGCAAAACTCAAGCTGAAGTACGTCAATGAATACATTGACCGCAACGGCAAGCTGCGGCGCTATTTCCGAAGGGGCGGCAAGCAGATAGGCGCCCTATCCGGCGAAGTCGGCTCTGATGAATTCATGACGGCCTATGCCGCTTACCTGGCAGAGAAGCCGAAGGCAGCCAAAACCACCTTGCACGAGGATTCGCTCGGCAAGCTGATCATAGATTTCTACGGCTGCCGCATGTTCACTGACCGCAAGCCGTCAACCCGCAAGCTTTACCGCTACTGCCTCGAACCGATTTCAAAGGCACACGGGCACCGCTCGGCAACACTGATGACGGCCGACCACGCAGAGAAGATCATCAATGCGATCGGTCAGAAGAGGCCTGGCATGGGGAACCTGACGCTGGCTGTGATGCGTCGGGTCATGCAATTCGCGATTAAGCAGAAGCGCCGCAAGGATAATCCATTTATCGGGCTTGAACCTTTCGAGGTCGGCGAACACCATACTTGGACCGATGCGGAGCTGAAGCAGTTCGAGGCCTACTGGAGGCTCGGAACGCGCCAACGGCTCGCCTATTCGCTGTTGCTATATACAGGACAGCGAGTTGGCGACGTGGCAGCCATGAAGCGAGCCGACATCACAGATGGTGCCGTCCACGTCATCCAGGAAAAGACCGGCGCCGAACTGTGGGTTCCGATCCATCCCGATCTGCTCCGGGCAATGAAGGCTTACCCGGCGAAAGGCTTGACCCTGATCGGAGATCCGAACGGCCGACCAATCAAGCGCCAGGCGTTGTCAAGGATGATGCGCGTGGCAATCAAGGAAGCTGGACTGCCGGTCCGATGCGTCTCCCACGGGCTCCGCAAGGCCAATGCGCGCCTCTTGGCGGAATCGGACTCGACGGAAAAGCAAATTGCCGCCGTGTCCGGTCACAAGACATTGAGAGAGATCGAGCGCTACACCAAGGCCGCGAGCCAGAAGAAAATGGCCATTTCGGCCATGGACAAGATGCCTAACCGGAAAGCGTGAATTGCCTAACCGTCCGAAACCATCAATGAAAACAACGCCGAATTGCGAGATAATCTATAAGAGGCGTTACCGGAAAAGTAAGCATTAACAATTTCTTGCACTGCCTAACTCTCACAGAAGGCCCAATTGATATGATTGAGGAAAAAACCGAAGTGCCTAACTCGAAGGTCACGACGCTCGGGGATTTGATCAAGACCTATCAGACCGATCGCATTTCGACATATCACGCGCTCCGCTATCACACGCGCCAAAACGCGGCGAGCATCCTAAAGCGCATCGTCGCCGCCAAGGGGCACGTCGAGCTGAGCGCCATCAAGCGCCGGGATCTGGCCGAATGGTACATGGACTGGTCCGCCGGCGGGAAAGTATCCATGGCGCACGCCTTCATCGCCCAACTTCGGACCATCAGCGGCTACGGCGCCAGCATGCTTGAAAACGACGAGTGCGAGCGGATTTCCTCGGTCCTGCACCGGATGAAGTTCGCGCACGGCCCGCCGCGCACCGAGCGCCTTACGTCCGATCAGGTCGTCATGATCCGTACCGCGGCGCGGGATCATTTCGGCTGGTACTCGCTAGCCCTCGCTCAGGCCTTCCAGTTTGAGTGCATTTTCCGTCAGAAAGACATCTGCGGAGAATGGGTTCCGGAGAGCGAGCCGGGCGAGTCCGACGTTCATGTGGCCGGCCAGAAGTGGCTGCGCGGCATTCGCTGGGAAGAGATCGACGACAAGTGGATTCTGACGCACAAGACGAGCAAGCGCCAGAAAGATATCCAGTGGAACTTAGCGGCTGCACCGATGGTCCAAGAAGAATTGGCCGTCCTGGTCGAGCTGCCCGTAGATCAGTTATCCCGCCATCTATTCCCCACCAGCGGGCCGATCATCATCAACGACGTGAACGGTCTGCCGTGGACAGCCAATGAGTTTCGCCGCAAATGGCGGAAGGTCGCCAACCATTGCAAGATCCCGAAGGGTGTCCGCAATATGGACACACGCGCCGGCGCGATTACCGAAGCCACCGAGGGTGGTGCCGATCTTGAGCACGTCAAACATGCCGCCACGCACAGCGACATCGCGCAGACCCAGCGCTACAGCCGCGGCGCTACCGAGAAGATCGCCAGCGTTCAGAAAACCCGGATCGAGTTTCGCAACCGGAAGAAGTTTTTGCACGGCGAGTGATGACCGAGGATGGCGACACCCCACCAGCCAACCAAAGGAGACCATATGGCTGACCTAAAGAAGATCGACGTTAAAGGCGTCGAGGAATGGCGTGAGTACGATTTTGATGGCCGGGTGTACCGGATCGACAGCCCTGTCAGCGTCGAGTTTCGGGAAGGCAGCACCACGCACCGCGTGACCGACGCGGCGGGGATTGTCCATTGCGTGCCGGCACCGGGCCAGCAGGGCTGCGTACTGCGCTGGAAAGGTGCTGTGATTGCCTGACTGGTACGTTACCAAAGACGGCGACCGCAGTTGCATCAATCTCTATGAACGGCACTATAGCTGCTATGAATACCGAGACGGACGAAAGCGAAGCCAGTTTGTTGGACCCGGAGAGCACATCGTTCTCCGGACCGGCGACGCTGATGCCATGTTTGTTTGGCGAAAGTTCATCGACGATTCCGGGCAGCACGGTGTCAATTGCGCCGTCTTCCGGAACGAGAGCCGCCTCCTATCGTCCGCCCTTATCCGACAGGCTGACACCGTGGCTGATTTCGCGTGGCCTGGTGAAAGGCATTACACATTCGTCCGTGCGGAAGCAGTTAGGAGCAGCAATCCGGGCTACTGTTTTATGGCCGCTGGATGGAGGCGATGCGGGATGACCAAGAGCGGATTATTGATATTCGAACGCGCCGCAGTGTTGTGGTGTTGAGCAGACATTGAGGAAGATCAGATGAAATTCGTCATTTCGAAAGACGGCGTAAAGCGTTACTTGGAAACGCCATTCGCGCTCTGCATCGATACGGAGCACTTTGCTAGCCTGATCGATGTTCTAAAAAGCGCACATGCTGGCATGGTTGCCAATGGAACAAGTTACGGTTGGGTTAGGATAGATCCAAGCCATCCCGATCCGGACAGCGCGCCCAACACTCCGCCGCTAGAATGGGTCTCACGCAGCTAAACAGACACCATTTCCGTGGGGCGCGCTCCCGACAGCTTCACGGTCATAGAACCTCGGGGGCGGAACCGCTAGCCGGCGGAGGCAGACGAAACGGGTGAGTACTCTGGAGGCGCGGGTTCGAGTCCCGCTCGGCGAAAGCCGGTAGCTCAGGAGATGGATCACGGGCACGCCGCGGGGCTCCGCGGGACCGCCATCGAGGGAGAGCGCTAGTGGAAAGCCCGGCCTACTGATAAGCGATCATCGAGGAAGCCAATGAAATTCGACTCAGGCCAAGCCAAGATATTGGGTACTTTCCTTCCCAGGACGATCTTTGGTTTGGCTTCCAACCCGGTCGCACCCTCTCGGGTTGAGAAATGAGGGCGCGCTATTTTATCTTAGATAGAGGTGAAGCATGGGCTGGTGGGGAAGAGACTGGGGCGTTTGCGGTTGGTCATTGCTTGGCTACGAATGGGTGTATGTACCGTTCTGCAAGCGCCTCATGAATATTGATCCGTGGAGCCTGACAACCTACGGCCTAATCCTTCTGGGGATTGCCGTTGCGCTGAACATCTTTCAGGTCGCGGTAGATATGCGGCCGGCGCGGCGCGCTTAATCGATGCTGGCCAAGCAGGGATAGACCCATGACGATTGATCTATCAGAAGCCGAGCGCAATATGTTGATTGTCCTCCTTATCGAACAGGAGAGCAAATTCCCGGATCAACCATACATTCAGATGGGCCGGAAATTGAAGGAGCGTTTGCATAGGATCGGCCAAGCAACGAGGAACCCATGAACGCGATTGCAGCAGCAGCGAACGGAATGGCTGTCGGTACTAATGCTGGGGCGCTTCTTTTCCTAGAAAGAGAAGTGACATGGAACTCTTGGCTCGGGATAGGTATTTGCGGGTTCTATATGGTCTGGTTTTGTCTCCCAACGTCTAAGGGGCTTCCACGATCTCCCTGAGCCATTGATCAGGCGGGCAACGTGGGGTAGTGGTGGGGGATGGGAATCCTAGATGCAATCCGGCTTGTTTGGTGCCTCTACGCCCCTTGGCATAGGTGGGTTGAGCGAGAGCCAATCGGCAGCATTGAGCGGGTCACATGCTCCTGCGGTCGCTTTTATCGACTTAATCACCGGATACATACTGTAGAGGGTGACGATGGCAAAAGAATCCGAAGAACTAATTGATTTCTGGAAATCGGTAGACCGGATCGAGTTGAAATACTCGCTGTCGGGATCATCTACACTTTTCGACTTAAAGAGGATACTTGAGGCATGTGGCTTTGGGCAGATTTTCATAGACGTACATGACTTAAAATCCGGGACGATTACCGCAGTTCGCGTGCCTTAGAGCGTCCAACTCTGGAACGGCGTATGCGCAGGTAGCGCCGACTGGGTAGTGAACAACAAGTTGCCAGTGCAGGTCACCATCGTCAGATCCGCGCAAGGATGGCCGGCAATATGCCACGGCGAAGACTTGCCATTGATAGTTCCGGGAACCGGGTCAGGCAAGTTGGTCGTGACATAGGTTCTGCCACCAGATTGAGACACATCCAACACCTGAAATGATCTAGCAAACCCGTCGCTGGCATCCAACAAAACAGCATTAGTGCCGGGAACAGCCCAATAATGGGTGGTATTGCTAGGAGATCCAGGCCCGCCTGCATAGCTTAGAACGCCGCCACCCTCTTCCGTCATATCAGAGAACGGTGTCGTTACATCAAACCGCTCCGAAGAAGGGGCCGATACGTTCGTCATGGTGGTTGGACCCATCGCGCCGTAGTTCATCGGACCAAAGCGGAAGATGCCACCAGTGCCTATGGTAAGACCGTTGAAGATGTTGCTCAAGCTGGCCCCGCCATTCCACCGCGGCGTGCCTGATACGTTTGTTGCCGAGTGGTTGGAAACATAAAGCTCGTTGACGCTGGCGCTTTGGAAATCGACGGCTCTGATATCGCAGTCGATAAATTCAATTCGATGGATGCACTTATCGACCTCCAGTCCACCGAAGCCGTTTGCACTGCAACGTGTGGCGCGAAATAGATTGTTGACTGTGGGAAATGGTCCGTAGGTAGCGAACGAACAATCTGTCCACTGCATGACTCGGGGTTTGCCGTATGTGCCGTTACCGGTGTCCGTGAATGAGGCCCCTTTGAACTCGACCTCCTGATCCCAGAATCCCTGCATTGGGAACACCGTTGCCGGACCTCCTCGGCCGGCAGTATAAACGGGCCAGGTATCCTTGTAAGAATTCACCAAAGGTTCGGTGAATGTCAGCGCTCCAGTTCCGATGGATAGAATTTTCCTATATTCGAAGATACCGAGGTTTGGCGGGTCGCCGGCCCCTTGCATGTTGATTCCGCTGACACAGCACCATTGCCCTACAGAGAAACGGCTTGTTTGACCGGCTGTCTTCAATGTAACCGTACTGGCTCCTGATAAGACCGTATCGATCAGGGTTTCCTTTGCGTTATCGGCGCCTTGGACAATACCTGCGTTAATAGCAACGCCATTGACGTTGCCGCCAGCTGCCGTAAACGTAACTCCATAAGCTTCGATGACTAGCTGGCTGCCGGCTATGCCGGCGGTGTTGGCGAAGTTAAACCCTGCGCTACTATTGTAAGTGCCAGGAGGAACATACAGCCGTGTACGTCCGCTCAAGGCCGCGTAGGCAGTATTGAAAGACGAAACTGCAGCAAGGTTGGTTGCGCCACTCGCTCCGGGTGATCCGCCAAAAGAAGAGAAGTCAAGACTATTGTCATAGACGTTCCGTGTTCCGCTTGGCGAGGACGAGAGCCTGAGATTGATTCCCATGCTACCAGTCCGCAGCTGATTGCAGTTCAGTTATGATATCACCAATCTGAGTGGAGTTGATCGCGCCCTCCAGGATCATCACGCACTGAATCTTTCCTTTGGCATTGGTTTCAGTAAACGTCGGCACGTCTGAAACCCCGGCTCGCCGTAGATTATAGCAATGCACCGATCCTGAGCCCAGGAACGGGACAAACTGAGGAAATGGGCTGGCTCCGAAATCAGTGCTCGAATTGCCGTAGTTTCTAGCACCAGACAGAGCCCCCAAAACATATCCGTTTGTAAGCAAAGGAGTCGATTCTCCGAAATCAGGATTAGGGTCTAGCGTAGTTACTGCCGTACCCGCCGTGCTGCCCGTGTAGGCAAACATGCTCGTTCCATCATAAGTACCGATGGCGATCTGCATCCCTGAACCGATCGCTGCCACCGTCGCAGTCTTGGTGCTCGTATCATCGCTAAGCGAGAATGAGATATCGCCAGGCGTTCCAGCAGTGTGCTTCAGTGTGAGGATCTTGTTGCCGTCCGCGGTATTTCCCCAAATTGGACCTGTACCAACGAAAGTGAAATCCTCAGTCGTCTGCGTGCGCTCGTAGGCGACAATGATGGTGATCTGCCGCTTTTGCTGGATCGTGTTACCGCGGCGAATGTCACCCCAATATCCATAGGAGTTGTTGTTCGCGTTGATCCAGCAAGGCCCACCGTTGACGCCAGTCGCGTCGTATGTCGTGGCCGATGTCCTCGCTTTGAAGTCTTGGCTGCGAGGTAGTCGCGTCGTCCCAGCATCATAAACCTTTAAGAACCCGCCCGGCGCTCCGGTCAGTGAAACGCCCATGGCTGGATGTGAGCAAATCTCCAATATGTCACGAATTCCAACACTATCTAGCATCGCGTCGAAGCGATCCATGAATCCTTGATTGACAGTCGATGTATCGCCGCCATCGTCAGCGACACGATTGTAATGCTCATTGACGAAAGCGCTTGACGAGCTGACATAGACCGAGAGCACCCGAGACTTGCGCTCCGTTCCGCTATCCAACGTCACTAGCTTATACCAATAGCGACCAGTTGACGGGCTGTCGGTCGCCGATGTCACACCGCTGTAATCGCCCACCAGGGTTGCTTGAGTTGTGGCGTTCGTTCCGCGATACAGACGATAGGTATTCTGCGGCAATGCATCTTTCCACGAAATCGTGGCCGTTCCTGATGCACACGACACTGCCATTCCAACAGGGGCGGCCTGAAGCGAAGCAATATTGTCAATTCGTACAACCAGCTTATCCATGAATTGATGGTCAAGGCCGCCGCCAAGTGCATAAGGAGCGCCGCCGCGCCCCTCTCCTAGAGCTGTTGTATTCGTGTCTCCAGGAAAGCCATATGTCGGCCAGCCGTAGAGAATCCCGTCCTCATAATAACCAGGGCACTCTTGCAGGAATGTTGGACCGGGATATCCGGAATTACCCCATCCTGAAGCTAGCCGGACCTTTGCCGGGGTGCTGATTTTATTGAACGACGAATCCATTGCGATGATGGTGCAATATTCGTTCAAGCCTCCTCCCGTTGCGCTTTCGCGACAAAGAGCATACTTTTGTGCCCCGACTTCAAAGACACATCCAATGCCGTAGCTGCCGCCGCTGTCGTCATCGATATTTGAAATGGGCTGATAATTCGTCGTGTATGTAATTCCGTCAGTTGATGTCCATATCGATGTGATGGGATCGCCACCCGCATCGTTCAGGGTTGAAAAACAGATGGTGGTAAAGTCATTCGCGCCGTTCCGTTTGTAGTACCGGACAAACGAAGACCACTTGTTACTGGCATCGTTGGGGTGACTGAATTCCTTCAACGTAAATGTGACAAAATCGCTAGACCGCCATACCGTCGTTTGGTGCGCGTTCGCGGTCTCCATCCAAAGATAGATAGGCAAACCATCAGGGTCATCAGGATTGTACCCGATAGTCGGAAATTCATAGGCCCTGTACGGGCCGCCCGTGGGATAGTTCGTGGTGCCAGAGAATTGAGTATAGAAGCTCAATATTTCGGTCACTGTCCGAGGGAAATCCCAAGGCTGGAAAGAATAGCCTACATATGTTCCGTCACCACCTCGCCAGCCGAACATATTCGTTGGATGGTCTCCACCGCCAACCCAAGCATAGCGGCGACCACCTTGCGCGGCCTTTATCGCAGCACCTTCCGACCCCATTTGATCCAAATCGTAGCACCTCCAGTTGTACAGGCCGGATGCGTTATAAAATCCTACGGTGCTAACCGCTGGCGATCCATTACCCGGAACGAGATACTGCGTCGGGTCGCTCGGGTCCATACCAAATACATGCGCTTCCGATGCGACAACGACTGGATTGAAAGCTATGTTGCGTGTGCCGTTCGGCGAAGACGATAGCTTGAGGTTCATTCCCATTAGCCGGAGATCACCCTCTGGCCGCCGCCCCCGCCGCCAGTTCCTGTACCATCATCAACCTGATCAATAATGACGTCCAACAACGGCAACTGCGTCGTGCTATCTGTCCAAGTGGAGGTAACGAAAGTTGCATACACAGCCGTAGCCCCGGCCGGACTAGCACTGAAAAAATCGGCGGACGGCAAAGTTAACGTAGACAGATTGACGTTAGTCGCCGAACTTGGCTCGACCCATGCGCGGTAGATTGTTCCGGCAGCCCCAGTGACAGCATTATCAAAGTAAACTGTCGTCATGCCGTTGACGTTGGCTGCGTTTCTATCTCCTTCAAAAGCAGTCGAGCTGCTGGAAAGTTCGGTCCCACCATCATCGCCAATTGCAGCGTTGAAATCTCCAACCTGATTGGATGAAAAAAATCGTAGCCCGATAATTCGGCAGTCCATAGGAGGAGTGAACTTCAACCCTCTTTTGGCCGAACTGGTATTATTGAACGAATTGGTCGATACCGCTGAAATCGGAAACGTCCCAGGAACCTGATAGAAAACCGTCGAGCTGCTTCCTAGCGCGATTAACGCCATTTGCCCCATCTGCGCCTTGGTTGGCGTACCCGTATTAGTGACCAAATATGGCAGACTACCTTGGATAGGATTAGATAAACTGCCGCAATGTTGGATGATCAGACTTGTGCCAGCATTATACGCTATCTTAACAGCGAAAATATCACCCTTGGCAATGGTTGCCGAACCACCTAGTGCGATTATCGGGTTAGTATTACTTGCAACAACTGTAGATGCGCTGGCTGATCCTCCGTAGGTCGCCGCCCCATCAGGAAGTCCTGTGCCTGCAACCACTCCTTCGATGCTAACAATAACTTCAGGAGATCCTGTGGCAGTTCCGCTTCGAAAGCTAACGTGGCTGATCGTCATACTTTCCTTGGCACAAAATACATATGAGAAGTATTCGCCCGCAGCATCAATCGTGGTAGCGGTTGCCAAGGAAGGGCTTCCCGCCATCGATGTTACTATTCCCGGAAAGGCAATCGGACTCGGAAGAGATACGAGCGTCATTGCGACCTCACTTATAGTAAGCGGAAACGATCACGTCGTTGGCGCCAGGAGCGCCCGTGTCGTTGTCTGCAAAGCCGGTGGTGACTGCCATTGAGAGCGCGGTATCGAAGGTCAGACCGAGGCCGCCGAAGCTCTCGGTAAGCACCGTATAGTCAGAGGCATTTGAAGGGATCGGAATGGTATCGATCGGCGTCGTGGTGCCAACGGTCGTATTCGCCGCGGTCGCGTTGTAAAGCTTCAGGTAGCGAACAGAGGTCGTGCGGTTGGTGGCGCGGATCTTGTATAGACAGCCTGCAGTGGCCTTGACCTCTTCCTCGGTCTCGTCGAGATCGAGCGAACGGAAGACGGACAGGCCTCCATTCGTATGGGGCTGCAATGTCGTGATGACCTTGCGGTCCAGCGTCATTCGCGCCGCCCCTGCGTCGCCCTCGTCTACGCTATCGGTTGAAGCTTCGTCAGCCTGGAAGCCGGCCATCATGACTTTGGTGGTGGCTGGGGTGAACGCCGCGTCGTCCGCTTTGATCGCGTCGTCGATCAAAGCAAGAGAAACCGCCACAGGGTCGTCGCTGGCGACTACGACAGGCGTAGAGTTTGCCATAGTCGTCTGGCCGTTGGCGTTCTGACCGTCCGGATGCTGGATCACAGGTATCGCAAAGGCACTCGCCGAAACCGCGGCGTCCGTGAATGTGATTGCATTCGTTCCGTCGTTCAGGCCGACCTTGCCGACGACCGCCGTTCCTGCCGCCAAGACCATGTTATCGATGATCTGAAGCGCGGTGATGGCTGTGTCGAGCTTGGTGTTCGTTGAGGCGATCAGCGTTTCCAGCGTATCGACCGCAGCGAGAATAGCCGCTGCCGTTGTCTGCGTGGCGGGTACAACCTCAGCGCCAGCGCTGTCGTACTGGATATTTTTTGGAAACTTGACGCCGCCGATATCTTTATTGGCGAATGTCTCATTGCCAACTGCTACAGGAATTGAGCTGTTATCGGCCATCAGTAGATTCCTTGTGAGATGTAGGTTGCTGTGTAGTTGGTGACGCCGCCAACCGCGGTAACAGTGATCAGAAACGCCCGCGTAATCGGATCATCGACGCCGTTGTCAGCCGATACAGTGATGGACTCGGAGCCAGCGCTAAGAGCTGCCGCGACCTCAAGCCGGGTATCGTCCACCCCGTCGATCGCAAATAGTCCGCCGGCATCGTCCGTCAGAGTGAAGGCATAGGTTCCGGAACCGTTTGAAACCGATAGCAGGCCGACCAGATCGCCCACTGATGCGTCTTCCGCGATCGTGGCGGCTGATAGCTGGATGGATGGGCCAGACACTCCACCGCCCCCGCCAAGGCTGCCAAAGCCATTCCCCAGCGAGCCAAGTCTTCCGAATGCCATGTGCGTCTTTCATGAAAAAGCCCGACGCTTTTGACAGCGCCGGGCAAGTCCTTGAGGAGGGGTAGTCCAAACAGAGTGACAAAGCGCTCCCACTCGGATTGGAGCACCCGCCGTCACTGAGTGCCGGCGGATTGGTGAATTAACTTAAGACCACCCCAAGCCATAGAATGGCCGTGACGATCCACGAAGCGTATACCGTCGCGTATCCAACCCCGCCTTGAGAGAAGACGATAACAAGGACGGTCAGAACCACGGCGAGAAACGTGGCGATGCCGGCGATGACGATCATTCAGTTTCCCATCGCCTCGGGGCCGCGGTAGATCCGCGATTCCTGACTGATCTCGTAGGCATCGGCGATCAAAGCAATATCGTGCTTGTGAAAGAACACGTCAGCGACAATGGCCCTGATCGGGTCGCGCTGCTCTCTCTTGTCACGCACAAGGCGCGTCACCTCGTCCGCCATGGCTATGGCTTTGTCTGCATTTGGATGATCGCCAAATAGCCACGAACGCCAACTCATGCGCCGTTCCTTTTCCCGGACAGGAGACCCTTCAACTCGGAAAGGGTGACCAAGGTTCGCTCCGATAGCGTCTCCAGCTTGGTGGAGACGGCCTTCCGTTCCAGTCTTTCCAGCCACCAAAAGGCTGCAAAAATCAGTGTCGGAGAAGCCGTAGCAAGCTTCTCTAGCCATTCCGGCATTTTTCATTCCGATTCCCATCCATTGGGTGCAATCCCAGCGTTTGTTAACATTTAACTGCCAGGATAACTCCTAGCCGTCGATGAAGTTTGACGCTTCACTCGGCGGTCAGGCTTGCACGGACGTTCGCAGCGAACGTGCAGGCCGCTTCACTTCGCTTTCGGAATGCACTGTTCCCGATACGTCAACTCGTTAGCTAGAAGCCGCCGCTTCACGCCAGAGGTTGCCGTAATTGCTCCGTCTCCTTTTGCTACGATTACGCGGTTATAGATATGACAGAACGAGTCTACCGGAGGCGGGGCGGTTGCGCAGCTACTTAGGCTCAAGGTCGCGCAGACCAGTATCAACTTCCGCATCGGTCATTCCGTTCACTTTTTCTAGAATCTTCTTGCCGGCGTCCGTCTTGATCAGGATCGACTGCGTTACTTCCGCAATCGCCTGATCGTAGCCCTGCGATATCAACTTGCGCTCGCGTGCATAGTTCATGATTGAGTTCACAAACTTGAGCAGCGCGAGCGCGAAAGATATCCAGCTCACTGCGGAGCAGTCACGCTCGGGATACCAGCAGCAACAGCCGCCTGCTTCGGAACGACCGTGATGCCGTTGCCCTGTGTCTCCACGATGGATTGCGCCTTGGCGGTCTGTGAGTTCACGACGGACTGGAACAGGACCGAAACCGCGGCGTACACCGTGGCAGCGATGCCGGCAGCGTCGCCCTTGAGCCACCCAGCGCCAACAGCGTACATGACGCCAGCGAGGATTCCCTTTTCGATGAGACCGCCGATCGGACCGGCAAACGTATTGAGGATAGCCAAAAGAGCCTTCATTTCATTCTCCAGTTGATTGCGCGATGCCGTCACGCGGCGGATTTCATGGCAGCAAAGGTCATTGGACCGACTACACCGTCCGCGACTAGTCCGTTTTTCTTCTGAAACTCTTTCACTGCCGCCTCTGTCATCGGGCCGAACTGGCCATCAACAGGGAGGCGAAGCGCGGCCTGCAGATCCCGAACCTTCTCGCCGCTCGATCCCTTGCGGAGCGTGGCAGGAGGCGGAACATAGACGTCATCAACGGGTGCCAGATTGCCGTCGATGTCCCATTGCCGGGTATCGTCCCCAGCGGCTCCAGGAACGACGCTGATGTGGCAATGGTGATCGTGCGGGTTCTTGCCGGTGTACTTGCGCCAGACGCCCGGCTGCACTCCCGCGGGGCCTGAGCCTATACGACGGTTCGATATGATGTATTTGATCCGGGCGTCCTGCTTTTTCAGGAGTAGATCGGCGAAGGCGTAGGAGTCGAACCCGCTCTTCGGGTCGTGCGTGATGTCGATCGCGCGCACCACACCGTTGTCATCCGGGTTGTGGTCAGATGCTCGGGCGGAATGCCCCTCGTCACCAATGGAACCGTCGCTGTTCTTCGAACGTCCGAGCCATTTGGCGTTGACCTGCGAGCGCAGGATTTCAAGCGAGCGAGCGAGCCGCCAAGCCATTCAAATTCTCCAATGTTTTGAATCTCTTACTCAACCAGTGATGCGCCAGCAGACAAATACGCGATCAGGCGTTGATCACCGCCCGGTTGCAGTGCTAGGCTTTACTCGGGGCCGGGAGATACAGATGGAACAATTCGCTGAATACGCTTTGGGAGCTGGTATCGTTATCGTCACGCTGTACATGCTGGTTCGGGTAGCACTGGCTTATCTGTTCCCGAAGGACACATGAGTATTAGCGTTTTCTCCGCGCCCAGATCGTGCCGTTGGCGGTATATGTCGAGACCGTGAAGACCGCCCGAGCCACGCCGTAATAGGTTGTCGTTGATGAAATGTTGACCCTGAACGGTCCAACAGTCATGGTTTGATACAGATCGACGAGACCGGCAGTACGCCATTGAGCGAACTGAAATGGCGTAATGCCTGGCAACGTCGCAGACACGGTATTGATTCCGATCTGGAGATCCGTCGTATTCGTCGCCCCGGCGCCGCTGAATATAACTGATAGGTAAACATCCCAGTCCCCTGCCGTCAGAGACACGCTACAAGCGTTTGCTGGCGTTGCCGTGGCAAGGCCAGAGGCGCCGCCAGCATTAGCGAGGACTTCACCGACGCTACCAGCAGCGGCATCGCCTACCGCTGTCGTCCCGACGATATTAGGCGTCGTAATCGTTGGACTAGTCGCAAATACCGCCCCGCCCGTTCCCGTCTCGTCAGTCAATGCGGTTCGGAGATTAGCGCTTGATGGCGTTGCAAGGAATGTTGCAACACCCGTCCCGAGCCCGCTGATGCCGGTCGCTACCGGAAGATCCGTCGCATTCGTCAGCGTTGCCGATGCCGGCGTTCCCAAGGCGGGAGTGACAAACGAGCCGCCAGTGAGAGTCTTTCCGGTAAGGTTAATTGCAGATGGCAGTGAAAGTGTTGGATTGCCGGAAACGCCGTCGCCATTCGTGGCCGTGATTTCGTTGGCCGTTCCCGTAATGGTTCGCGCTGATCCTGTCCCAGAAGCCGTGCGAGCCCATAGACCATTGGTCGAATTGTCCGCAAGGGCTTGCAGGTCTGCATCGTATGCCTGGACGTTTACGCCAATCGTGACCGCCGCCTGCGCCGCCGCGGTTGCGATATCAGAAATCTCGGTTTCGTCCACGTCGAACGTATAGACGCCGTTCGCTTTGGTAATGGCGACGCCGGTTCCGGCTACCAACTGCGCCGGGATGCGCGTGGCAACCCTGAGCTTGAGCGCCGACCGTGAGATTTTCAGGCGATAGGCTTGGCTCACGATGCAGGCCCGCCTTCCACGATCGGAACTGTACAGGACATGATTTGCGTTACCACGTCGTCGATTGTGACCCGCAAGAACACGTAATAGGTTTCTGCGCACAACGTCGCCATGTCAGTCGGCGTGAATGCCCACTGAAACGTCGTCGTGGTCGGTAGCGTTATCTTTCCGTTATCGGTCGATGCCGTCAGAACTGCTGTGTTGGGGTCGCTCAGCTTGCACACAAACAGTTCGATCGTGGCGCCAGTCAATGTGACCTCTTCCCCGTCATCGTCGATCAGAGGACTGATCGCGATCCAGTCTTCCTTGTTTGAAACAGCGGCGAGTGAGCCTGTGTACACTATGCTGCCCTCGCAAATTCGTGGTGAAGTTTGGCGCGCATCTCATGCGAGTGCTTCACTGCTTGACCAAAACATTGAAAATGCGTGATGTAGTATTGCCCTTGACTGTGACCAACCGAGACACGCCAGCGTGTTTCCTTATTCCACTTCACCAGAAATACGCCCTTGATGCCCGTCTTGTTGCGAGTTGAGAGGCGGCGATTTTGATTGTTTTGTGATGAAGTGGCGTGACGCAAATTGACCTCGCGGTTATCCGAGCGGTTGCCGTTTTCGTGGTCCACCTCTCCTGTTGGATGCTTGCCGTGGCAAAGCGCCCAGCAGATGCGATGCACAGAATAGATTTTGCCGTCGAAATAAACTTGCCGATATCCGATGTTATTCAGGTAACCCGGCTCACTTCCAGCATCTGATTGGCCCAACTTAACGCGCAAAATCAGCGCACCCGTGTCAGGGTTGTAAGCAAATAGCTCCTGCAGCCGCTCAATGGGCGGAAGTGGTTTGGTTCGTTTTGGCATAATACAACCTAGAGTTTAATATAGATGGTTGCGAGCATCGTCGGATTAACGATGTTGTGTGCAGATGCCGATCCGGCGTTTTGAATAGTTGGAGTGTGGCCACCACCAGAAGAGGTCAAACCAATATCAGCTCCCTGATTGAGCGCGCCCAAATTATATGAAACAGGGCTGCCATCGTTGAGTGTTCGAGCGATGGCGTTTGAGGCGGTTAACGTTGTGTTTGCACTACCAGCAATCGCGGTAAAATGCTGATGGTCTGCAACAGCGTCCGCAACGTGCGTGTGCGTCAGGATAACATTGTTACTTTCCGTGCCGCCGGCAGCACCGAGCGCCGTAGCTGCCGTTCCGAAGTAGGTCGCAGTCAAGCGCCCTGCAGCGCTTGCACCCATGTCGTCAAGGCCAGCCAGTGCACGTCCTCGCCAGTCCGGCAAGGCAATGGTTTTGTTAGCCGCCCAATCCGCCGCGGCGCTGGCGCCTCGCCCGGTCGATACCGTCAGATTTGCGTCTTCCGTCCAGAGAAATTCAAAGAGCGTTTGGCAATCCGAGTTAGACCGCTCAGAAGCGCCCGACGAAGCCGACCCGATTGTTCTACCGTTTGCTCTCACCCATCCGCTGTGCGCCCCTGTTCCATAACGCACCTTGAGGTCGCCGACCTGCAGAACTGTCGTGGCGTCCACCGATGGTGGCGTTCCGGTACCGGATGAGGCCCCTATCACCAGCAGGTTGTCTGCGGCAATCTGCGTCACGCCAAACGCATCCGTCAGCCTGATCTTTATCTGACCATCGTCGAGGTAGAACGACGGAACGCGGCCGGCAGCATCGAGGGTAATCGGATTTGGGTAAGGGATTGTGAGGGATGTATCCTGATAGGCCGATTGCGGCGTCGAGGTTCCGGCAGCAAAAAAATAGAGAAGGCCGCCGTTAAGAGGCTCTCCCAATGAGTTGAACTGTTGTGATAGGCTTAAACTGATGCTGCCGCTCATTGAACCGTCCATTAAAAAAGCGCCCCGAAAGGCGCTGTTATTGGTCTATTGCGTAGTGGTGATGCTACTGGCCTGGTGGCCGTGGAACGTCTGGTTGATCTTCGGCGCGGCTTACGCCAGCGGCCTGAAGCGCAGGGAGTCCTCCGGACTGCTCGCCGCCGACCCGCGCAAGTCTTCGGTCGGCCGCACGCAGCGAATTGAACAGGTTCTGGTTACGGGCAATCGTGCGAACACCCCGAAGGATGATTTGCGGATCATTGGAAACGAGCATTTCAGCAACCCGCCGGGAGAGTCGCTCATTGACTACGTTACGGCCGCGAGCGGCGCCGTAGACCAGAGCAGCGTTGACGACGGCCCCAGGGTCGGTGAATGGATTGATACCACCACCGGAGAACCCGTAAGCGCCACCGGCAAGCCCAAGCTCGGCCAGTTGTCGCGCCGTCGTTGAGTTGCCCTGCACCGCGTTGCGCGCAAGGTCCATGATGCCTTCGACCCTAAGCCCGGCCTCCAGTTCCTCTGCACGAGCGCGTCCTAGCGCCACATTGAGCTTTTCCCGCGCAGCTGGAGATTCCGCGATCTTGTTTAGGATCGATCGGCGATCACCAACCTGGCCTAGCGTTTCGACAAACCGGGAGACGAAGCCATCCTGAAATAGCTGCCTCTCCTGCGGTGACATCTGGGTTAGCGCGCGCCGGGCCTCGGTTGCACTCATGTTCCTTGAGACGAAATTCTGGCCTGCCTCAAGGGCATCCTCGGCCCCAAAGAAATGGGCGGCCCCGGCCCTTGCCTGTTGATAGGACGGTACAGCCGTATCAAGTTCACCGCGCAGGGTTCGCGCCAGATCACGAAGGGTAGACGCCTCCCCATTCCGCCCCGCGCGCGCTGCCGCGCCTGCGGCGTCGTCAAGTTCCTTCTTGGTTGCGTCCCAGAAGGCAAGATTTGGATAGGTCGGAACGCCATTCGGTCCCCGTGTAAACGTCACAACACCATTCTCGACGGTCACACCTTGACGCATGGCACCAAGGCCATGCGTGATGGCGCGATCTTTCCCGGTGGTTGAAGCCCTGCGCATGGCGTCGACAACGGCAGGGCTCCCCATTAATCGGTCAAGCTCAGGAGAGAAGATCTCGCGATCTCCAGCCCGCATGGCCTGTGTATAGTTCGCCCGATTTACCGTGCGTGCAGTCTGCTGCAACGCTTCCTGTTGCGCGGCGGCATCCGGATAATGGAACGTATTGCGTAGCCAGCCCGTGACGCGGCCGGTCTGCCCCTCGAAACGATCGTTGATCGTTCGATTTATTACCGCGCGGCCTTCGGGCGAGGTGTTGGCCGCCGATCGGGCCAAAGCGCGCGTTTGCTCGCCGCCGATGTCCATAATCGTGGCGGGGCCGCCGCCTTGGACGTTGGCCGCGTATTCGGGTGCCGTTAAACGCTGGGTGGCCTGTGGATCAATGCCCCTATCCCGTTCAAGCGCAGTCACCACCCGCCGGGCGGCTTCATCGTCTACGTTCCTCACACCGCGAATGGTATTGGCAATGGGCTGGGCTACCGCACGAGCGCCTCTCACAACGCCCTCGATCGCGGCGGGAGCTACACCGCCCAGCGCACCGCCGGCTGCCGCACCAACCGCGCCACGGGAAATGCTGTCTACCGCACCAACGCCCTCGCCAACGCCCGCAGCGCCCCCCAGAGCGGCTCCGACGCCAGCGCCTGCTGCCATGCGTCCCGGCAGCGTTGCGGCCTGTCCTGCCGCTCCTATGGGCAGCAAAACCGCCCCCGCGATGTTGCCCCCGATGGATGCTACGGGATGCTGCTCCTCGGCCGCCTTGTTGATCTCGCGTTCGCGCTTGGTAGCTTCATCGTAGCGCTTCTTGGCGTCCGCATCGCCGGACCAGTATTTGAGAGCTCCCGAGATCAGCTTTGCCAGACTGGCCGGGTCGTCCGGATTGGCGCCCGAGGCCTCGACCAACCCGCGGATTTCATCACCAAAATTAGCCGTGAAGCCCTGTGCTACGCCCCGAGCTGCAGCATCAACAGCGCCGCGGTCTCCCATCTCCATGACGAGCCGCTTAGGCCCGCCTTCCTTACCGGGCTCAAGTTTGGGAACGCCGGTTCCCGGCGCTTCCTGCGCTAGCGGAGCATCGTCCCACCAGTTTTGTTTCTTCGACGCACTAACATCAGTCGGACGCTTCTCTTCCGGGGAGTAACCCAAAGCCTTGCTGAATTTGGCGCCGTAGCCCGCGACCGTGGTTCCGAGAACGTCCTTTCGGTTCGGGTCATTCATCCCGCCTTCGCCAGCGAACCACGCTCTAGCTGCACCTTCAGGGCCGTATTTATCGGCGTACTGGCCAAACTTGCCTTGAAATATTTTGTCCTGAATTTCAGGGCTAGCAATGAATTCCTGCGGCGTGACCTTGCGTCCAAGAATCTCCTCGGACCATGGGCCGATGTTGTTCGCCATGACTTGATACTTACCTATCGCACGGTCGCCCGTCTTTGTCGGCGGGCCGATGGCCTTGTAGTTCCCGCCGCTTTCGATTGATGAAATCGCGCCGGCATACGGTCCCGCCCCGGAAGAAGGGGCGGCCTCAGCCAGCGGTGCATCATCCCACCAGTTTGCCATCAGGGCTTAACCCGCCGGGAGCCATCGGGAGCCGTGAAGGGCGTGCCGGACGGGAGAGCGTCATATTGGGCCTTCGATATTGGGCGGCCCGATGTAGGCGCCGAAACCGGGCGCACACCTCCATCAGGAGCAAAATTGGACTTCGGCCGATAGGATGGCCCGCCTTCCCGCCCAAGAGCCTCGATCGCAGCGCGCCGGTTGGCCTCCTTCTGCTTGATAACATCCGGCTTATCCCCTGGAACAGGGAAATATTGTTTGTCGGCACTTTCAAACTCTGTCGGCGAGATAGCCGCGCCAGATTCCCGCCGGAGCTGGGCATTGATGAAATCGCGTTTGGCCTGCTCAAACTTCTGCCGCTCATTGCTGACCAGATAGTTACCTACAACCGGAATCTTGCTCAGGCCTGCTTGGGTAGCATTCATGCCCTGGTTCTGCACGCCCGGCGTAGTCGGCCCTTCGTACCCTTCGGGAACCGCAACACCAGACAAGATGCCCTCAGACTGTAGCATGCGATCAGTGAAGCCAGCGGCCTTGCCCTGCCCTTCGTTGAACTTTCCGCCAGCACTGAATGGGTTGCCCGCCGCGGCTGGAGCACTGCCGGTATTGATAGGACCCTCAACGCCTTCCGTCTTAATCCGGGTGAGTTGGCCCGTGTTAGGGTCTTCCTTGATCAGGTATTTGTCCCTGTTGAACGCCCGATCCGCGTTGGCCTGCGACCGCTGCGATTCCTGCTGGCGATAAGCAAAATCCCGCGCATCGGTCGACTGCCGGAACTTGCGATCCTCGATCTGTCCTGCAATCTGTGAAATCCGCGCCGCGCCCTCAACATCCCCGGCCCGCGTCAGGCCAAGAATGGCCTTCTGGAAATCTACCGTTCCGTCGGGGTTGTTGATGTCGGCGAACGCCTGCTTGCGCGCGGCCTCGGTGCGCTGCTTGGCGATAGTGTCGCCCAAGCCCGACAGCATCGTGTAGAAATCGACCTGCGCCATTCAAAGCCCCTAGCGATACATCGGGAATGATTGGCTGCCGACGCTAAACGTGTCGGCAACACCACCTCCACCACCGCCAAACATGCTGCTAAGCCCGCCGCCTCCGAATGCCTTGGTCGCAAGGCTGGCCCCGCCCATCAAAGCGCTCCAGAAGTTCTGACTGGACTTCTCAGCCGCCATCGTGGCTTCCGCATTGGCGTTCCCGATCCCGGTTTCGGTTCCGAAGCCGTATTTGGCCTTTTCCGAACCGATGTTTCCGGCCAAACCAGCCTGCGAGCTGTACAGACCGCCCTGCCCGGCCGCCGCGGTTGTCGCTACCCCGGCATTCCCCGAGAGCGAGGAAAGGAAATCCTTGTACTTGGTCGAGTCATAATCGCTAGCGAACTTGATGGTATCCGCTGACAGGTTGCCGCCGCCGAGGTTGCCGCGCGCCGCGGCCCGACGCTCTAGGTCATCGATTCCCATGTCGCGCCCGGCCGAATAGCCCGGCAACGTCCTGTAGAGGTCACCAGCGCGCCCAATCCCCTCGGCTCCATTGACGCCCGTTGCGTCCAGAAACGTATCGTAGCCCTTGCTGCCCTTGGCGTAGAGGTCGGAGAACGGCACCCGCGCCTTGTCGTAGAGCCCGGACGCGGTTTCATAGCCGGCGTCTAGCGCCCCGTAGGCTTTGCCCTCGCCTGCCCGCAGCCCTGCCTCTTTTTGGCGGGCGGCCTCTTCCTCGTTGTCGGAGTTGAACGGGTCGGTAATGAGGTCAAATAGTCCCATCAGGGTATCTCCAGCCGCAGAGCACGCAACAGCGTGTCGATGCTCTTGAGGTATTCGTACCAGACTTCAGTCATCTGCCCGGTTCGAGGGTCGAACACCGGAAAGTCGCGCGGTGGCAGAAGCTTTGGAACTTGGGTTGCTGTCGCCATTATGCGTTAGCCCTCGGGTCGTCACTTTGCGTGGCAAACAGAAACCCTGCGTAGACCTCATCGGAAATATCCATCCGCCAGCGGCGCCCTAGCCATGAGGTCCGGCCAGTCTCCGCAACCAATGAGATCAGAGCAATCGGCACGCTCTGCTTACCGAGCTTCCGCTGTGCCGGAATCGACCATGTGAGCCCGCCATCGTCAGACCACGAAATCTCAACAGTAGGATCGGTCTGATCCGGCTGTGAACCGCCGGCCTGCCCAACGCCAGTGCTGAAATTGAAATCAGCCCGCCCAACGACGGTCCCATAGGGGAAGTCCATCACGGGGCCGCTCTCGATCCGCGCACGTAGCGGACTGTCCACCTCATCAAAAGCTGAGCTGAGGATTTGCTGCACGTTTCCGGTATCGGTATCGCCGCACAGCCATTTGTTGAAGGCGTAATAGGTCTGCGTGATACGGCTACGGGTAGCCAAGTAGCTGTCCCGCTCGTGGAATTTCTCGGTGTTCAGGTCGTAAACCCATGTCCAGGTAGCGCTTGAGATCTGGATAAACGGATGACCGCGGGAGATATAGGAACACATCTCCAGTTCGGTCTTGTCGCTCACCGCCTCGATCAGCGCATCCAGGTCCGGCGGTGAAATCTTGACGGGCTCCGCTCCCGCATATTTAACGACCGTGTTATCGTCCGCAACCCATACCGGAACTTTCGAGAAACTGTCCTCAAAGCCGCTCACGCAATACGGCCCGGCAATTCCGCGGGGAATGACGAAGTTGCGGGCGAACGGGAACGGCGATGTTCCGGCGTTGGTCCAGACCTCCGTAGTTTCCGGCCCGAACAGCATCAGCTTATCGCCCCATGCCACGCATCGGGTCAGCCCATCTGGTTTGGCCTCGGCCTTGCCGAATGATAGCGCGTTGACCGATGTCGAGTTCAGGTCCGTGGCAAATGCCCGACCATCGCCCGTAGTAAATACGCCGTACCCGTCAATGACGGTTGTCGAGTTTACCGCCGGGAGATCGGCGTCAGGCCATGCGTTGGTGACGGTCGTCGGCGTGAACACAGCGATATCGCCGTCCGGACTGACGAACCACTTATCAGGCGTCGTGTTGTTGTTGTGGGCAAAGAACCCCTTGCTGGTCCCCGTCATGTTGCCGACGTTGACCGAAGCCCCACCGGCTGACGTCAGCTTCTCCAGCTTCCCGCTCATGCCGATATAGAGCACGCCGCCGACTTCGAGGAAGCCCCGGCAACCGCTCTGTGTCGTCGTCCCGAAATTCACCAGCCCCGGCGCCCGTCGAATGACGAACTTGTTCGGCGCTGTCGCACCAAGGGCCTCCGCATAGCAGTTTATCAGCCGCCCAGCGCCTTCCTGTGACCTCGACCCCGGCGCGGTAGAGGTTGGAATCGGGATTGGCTTTTTCATCCGGTGGTGTAGTTGAACCGCGAGCGGCCAGCGGTAGGAATACCGGCGTCCGTCTTGAGAAATTTCCGGGTGGAGGCAGGGCGGGTCAGCGTGCGAAGATCCTGTTCAGCCTCGATCGCAAGTGCCTTGAGCTTGGTATCGGCCGGCAGGTTGAACTTTGCCGCGGCGGCGTTGGCGAGATACGCGCCCAAAGCAAGGAACGCCGAGGATTCGATTGCACCATCGGCCGGACCGATCTCGCCGGGGTCATCCACATAATAGATGCCGAGTTCGGCCAGCCGTTCAACGACGGGATCAAAGATTGCGTCCACCTTGTTGATGACGGTTGAGGACGGGGCCTGGCCGGGCACGATGATCCCGAGCTGGTCCAGCGCCTCGATGATCAATTCCTCGCGGGTTTTGGTGGTCATGATACAGCCTTATGAATGTCCGGCGTAGCCGCGATCACGTCAATTTCAGGGCTCGCGACGAAGGCCGATAGCAGCCCGCCTGACCGTTCTTTCATGCATGTTACTTCCCGGATCAGCTCGCCCAGAAATTCCGACTGCATCATCATGTCCGGGGTCGTTAGGAACTCTTGCCCATTGCACGAGACTTGCATCAGATTGCCGACCCCTCGATTGCCGTAGGCGTGCGTGGTTTCACCGAATGACCCCTCGCAGCCGTAGAACGTGATTTCCCGGTAACCTGCCTCGACCGCAATAGCCGGCGCTGCAGTGGCGGTAGTTGCCCCGTGCGCCACTGGCTTGACCGCGCTAATGTCGGCCCCCGCCAAGGCGTCGAACGTGTTGGGATGGCACCACGTAGCGAGAACGGCGCGGGTTGCCCCTCGGCCATACGCTGCAGACTGCGGGAGTGGATCGATCGTGAAGAATGCAGCATCAATGCCGTGTTTCAGGCACCAGCCGAAAGCCCCGTTGATCGCCCAGATTTCACCGTCGAACGCGGATAGTTCCTCCACCATGTCGGAGACGGAAGGACCGCCACCGACCACGGCGAGGCGCTGCGAGGCGGCAGGCTCCATTTTCGGGAAGCCGAGCCGCCGCGCATAGTCTTCGTTTCGCGCCAGATCAGATGCAGAAACGCAACCGTCCGACGTGAAGTCGATCTTCACTACGGGCCGGAAGCAACGAGGCCCTTTGCGACGAGCGCGGTAATCAGCGCCCGCACTGCGGTACGCACCGTGGCAGCCGTGGCCGCGGTCGCACAGGTGATGGCCGTTGCCTGTGCCGCCACAGCCTTGCCATGAAAGCTGATGAGATCAGATGCCGACTGGCCCAAGCGGGTGCCATCCGGGCTGCCGTCCGAGAGTTCTTTGATTGCCATTGTTCAGTTCTCCTTAGATATCGGCTGCGAGGGAGGCGCGAACCGCCAAGCGGGGATCGATGCACTTGATGCCGTAGAGCAGGTCAAGGCGCCAATTACTGACGTCGTTGGTGCCGTCATAGTAGGGGATAACGCGAACCGAATATCCCTTGTACGACTGCCGGCCGACTTCGGTCGCGCCCGGAGGCTTGACCATCGGGACCGTCACAAGAGCGAATGCGTTCTTGTGGAAGTACAGGTTCTGCGGGTATAGCGTGCCCGTGGCGCCCTGATAGGTAACGACCTTGGTGTTGATGTCGGTCACACCAGCGGCCAGAGCGACGGTCTGTTGTGCACCCGAGACGATGATCGCCGGCGTCACCTCAACCGAGGCGATGGCCGAGCCCGAGGCAGTTTCGGCGTTCTGCACCACGAACATCTTGAGGTGAGCAAGACGCTCCTTAGTGACCGGGTTGACGTCGTATACGTCGGCGATGGTCAGGGTGTCACCAGCGGCCAGCGTCACCGTTGCGCCGGACATCGAGCCGATGCTGATGGTGCTGGTGTTGGTGTCCTTGGTTGCCGCCCAGGTATCTCCGGTGAACGATGCCGAGATCGCGTCGGCGCCGACACGAGTACCCGTGGTGTGGGTCTTGGCGTTCAGCGACGTATAGGTGTCGATGCCGCCGATCATGCCCAGCTTGCGGGTGCGATAGGCCGACTTCGCGACGTCCTGCATGTACAATGCAGTCTGCGAACCCAGCAGTTTCCAGGTATCGGAAGCAGTCAGTACCGCAGCGCGGCCTTCGTCCTGCGGAACTCCGATCAGATCCATCCGTTCCGCCGCAAGGGCGAAGTCGGCGAACGAGTCGATGCCCCCAGAGGGGATGGTGACGTGGTTCGGCACCTTCTTGTAGAGCCCCAGAAGATCGCCATCGACCTTGTTGGCGAGCTGGATCATGGCCGGCTTGATGACGCGCTCGGAAAGCTCCTTGATCTGCAGGGTGAGATCCTGCGACGTGAACTTGAAGTCAACGCCGATCTGGGTATCGACGGTCAGCGAGGTCTTGCCTTCCGTCACGTCCTGGGTAGTCGCAACCGAGCCGGTACGAACCGTGAAGTCGTTCGGGCGGCGAATCGAGACCACTTCGCCAACGGTATAACCGTTAACGTTCTTGGAGAACTCGTCTTCATAGCCGCGATAGACGAGGCTGCCCATCACGCAATCGTTTTCGAGGATCATCACCGCTTCTTTCGCGATGATATCCGCAGTCAGGGTAGTGTTCGACATTGAATTGTTTCCTTATCGGGGATTAAACCCCTGCGCTTTTCGCGCCGCGACATAGGTGTCCATGTCCGCCTTGGCGAGATCGATCGCAGGAGCCGCGCCCCCCTTGAGTGTGGTGGGAACGGGCGGTGCCGTGGTTTGCTTCTTGCCAGCCGGTTTCTTCACAGACGCCTCAAGCCGTCCCATCTCGCGGGCCAGCTCCATCGGGGTCATGTGATTCATCGACTGCAGGCGGTCAGGATTGCGTGCGAGTTCGTAGGCAATCAGCGCGCCGCTCTCGCTCGACTTGATCTCGCGAATGAGATCGTTCGAAACGCTGACGCCCTTCATGCCCGCCATCACCTTGTCGTAGTCGGTGATAATCTCTCGGGCTTCCTCGACACGTTCGAGATGCTCCAGATCGCGTTCTCGCTCGGTCTCGGATCGTTTGGCCTCCATTGCGCGGGTTTCGCGGGCGGTCAGCTTGCTCTCGACGGCCTTGCCGGCCTCGAACGCTGCACGGGCGGCCACGTAAGCCGTCCAGTCGCCGTTGAAATCCTCTTCCTTCGGAGGCTTGTCGGCGTCAGCCTGATCCTCAGTCTTCCGGCTCCGGACTTCCTGAAGCTCACGCTCGCGATCCGCCAACTGGTTGAGCAGGAACGTTTCCCGGCGCTTGGCCTTTTGGGCGCCTGAGAGCCGCTTCCGCTCGGTAGCTTCACTCTCCGGCTGTTCGCTGGTTGTTTCGACCTGCGTATCGCCTTCGGGCGTCTCTGTGATCTGCTTGGTTACCTCTTCAGCAACCGGAGCAGGCGTCGTACCTTCGGCCGGCGGTGAAGCCGTCCCCTGGGTCTCGTCAGTCATGGTTTTCTCATGAAAAAACCCGCCGAAGCGGGTGGGAAACCAGCGTCCAAGCGCCGGAATTAGGTATTCGTGATCACCGACAGCTTTCCGCCGGGAACAACTCCGAAATATTCCGTGGTATCCGCGGCCATGCGCGTCATACCTACCGTCGCGGTCGGCGCCGTATCAACGTTTTCTATCAGGATGGAGCAGATCGCGTCCACATGAACCCGAATGAACCGCGTGTTTGCGTTGAACACGGCCGAGTCGGTTTCAGATCCGATTGTCAGCTTTTGATGGGCAACAGCCGGCGTCATTGCTACCTGCGTATGCTGCCCGGCAACTCCTGAATATTCCGTGATATACAAGCTCGCCATGCTATGCCTCTGCCGGTTCCGGTTTTGCCGTCATCTTCTGGATCGTGGCCTTATGCTTCTCATCGGACTGGCTGGAACTACGCTCGTGCGATTCCTGCTCTCTCGCCATCCGGGACATTTCACCAGCCGTCGTAATCCTGTGGTCTTCCTCGCCCCGCTCCATGTCCGCGTCGTGCGCCTGGATCGTGCGCAGGTTCTCCATGTGGGTGTTGGCCACATCAGCCTTAACCTTCTGGATGTTCTCTTGTGCGGCCTGAGCGTCGAACTCGGCCTTGTCCGCGTCAGCCTTGGCCTTGCGAGCGTTCTGGGCTGCGATCTCGGTCTTGGCCTGCTGTTCCTGCACTTCGAGCTTGATCTTTTCCATGCCGGCGGCCTGCAGCATCTCTTGAGCCTGTTGCGCCTTCTGCTGCTCTGCCGCCTGAGCCTGTTGCTCGGGGCCAGGCTCAGCGTCTGGGTTCTCTTCCTGCTTCTTCTGCTCAAGCATCTGCTTGATCTGAGGCGGTTGCATGACCTCCAAGCGCTCGCCAATCTCTTCTGCGTTCGGCCAATCCTGACCCTTGGCGTAGAGGTCGCCGAGAACCGGCGCAGCCTCCGGGAATACCTGGATGAACTCCCGCATTCCTTCTTTGGCTTCCTGCCGCTTGGTCGAGTAGGACGGCCCAACCTCCAGAGTAACGTCGTAAGCGCCGACAGTCACATCGTTCTGGATGCTTTCCTTACCACCTTCCACGATCGGCTTATTGATATCGACAAGCTCTTCCTTGCCATCAATGCCAACAATGCGGACCTGCCGCTGCGTGTCATAAATGTGCGGGATCAGGTCGAGCAGGATCTGACCAGTCCGCTGAATCGCCATGTTGAAATTGTCGATATAGACGAATGTTCCAGTATCGCCTTCCTGCTGACGGGCGATAATAGCCTTGCCGCTTGTTTCGTTGGACTTGGCACCAAGACCGGGGTCATAGATGCCAATGACGCGCTTCATGTCGTCAAGCGCTTGCTGCTTGCCGATCTGGATCGCCTGAGAAGCAACCGGAGGAGCAATGCGCTGCGGCGGGCCGCCGGCCTGCGGATCGGAATCGTAGATCAGAACCGAATGGTTCTGTGTATTTGCGGTTTCCCACAAGTCCATATGGTTCTGGACCTGCTTGAGTGTCGCCATGTACGGCGCCTTGGGCTGCAGCGCCACCACTTCGGCGTCAGCACTGGCGTAATAGTTCACCATCCGCTGCGGGTCACGCGCATAGCGCACCACGCCATGACGGTAGACCTCACTACCGATAAAAACCTCTTCGCCAATAACCGGGACGATCGGGATCTGCGTCCCCGGCCAATCCATCTCTTCCAGTATCTCGTTGGCCGTAACCAGATAGCGGCAGATCTTGAAACTATCGCGCTGTTCGAAGCGATAGCCCTGCTTTTCGTAGAACATCGTGGCCTCGGCCAGTTGTCCCTTCGAAAATCCCTCGGTCTGATCGGTTACGTCATCGATCGCGCCATCTGGCGCCAGTACCAGCGAGCGCTTGATCGGCTTCTTAACCCAATATTCCGAGACCCGAACACTGTCTCCCGTATACCATCCGTCGCTTGCGTGACTGAACTCATACGCAAAACCTTCCGTCGTGGCGTCCGGATATTGCTTCTTGAACTTGCGCCGCGAGATGTCCTTCGGGACATGGCAGAACATCGCGTCTTCTTTGGTCGGTAGCTCCGCATCCGGGTCCCACAGGACTGACACGCCATCCCTAATGCCGGTAATCCTTAGTTCCTGGTTGAACGTTGTCGTGCTGGCGTATTCAGTCTCGACACGCCAATGCCCGATGCCGCACGCCACTTGGCTATCGCCTGCCGTGGTATAGACGTGCTTGGCAAAAGACCTGTTCTCAATGTATCGGCACATGCCAGCAAGCTTGCCTGCGGTCTTGACATCACCGCGGCTGTCCACCGGATTTACCTTGATACTCGGCCGCATCTGCCGCATGTCGCCCGTTACTTGGCGGATGAACTGCGGGATTGTATTGATCGTCAGGCAAGGGCGATCACCGCGCATGGCGATTGCTTCCGGCGACCATTGATCCTCAGGGCGACCACGCCGGAACTTGAGATCCTCGTTGGCATCCTCGATATTGCCGCGCTGGAACTCATATGCCGCATCGTAGTCTTCCAGCGCCTGCTTGAGGATATCCGCGTCCTTGGCCGATTCCTTCCTCGGTTTGGATGGGGTGTCGGCTTCGTAGGCCATCAGGCTGCCATCCACGAACCGCGGCGCGCGGGCTGTCTGCGCTGGATCGGTTCCTGCGGCGCCTCATAGACCACGCACATCAACCCGAACGAATCCGCTCCATGGCTCGACCAATCATGCTCAGGCCCCAACCCGATGTTGCGAGTTTCGTCCTTGCGCTCGTGATACCAGCCCAATGCGTCAACCCCGCCTGTCGTGGTGTCCTTGTTGAACCAGATCGACGGAAATAGCCGCCGGGCCGCCTCGATCCGCATCGCGGCCGCGCCCTTGCCCTGGTTCGGAACTACTGTCACGTCAAACCCAGCCTCTCGCAGCGCGCTCTCGTAAGACACATCAAAAACCTTGTCGTTGGTCGAGCCGTCATGCGGCAGGAATACCGCGGCGTTGCCATAGCCATTCGCCCTCAGCCATGCGACATGCGTGGCGAGCGGCTGGCCTACAGCCTCGTAATAGTTCAGCACGCGGATTTCGCGGCCGATAAACTGGCATATCCAGATCGCTACCGCGTCCGACTTGGCGCCTGTTCCGCCAATATCGAAGATGGCCCGATAGGTCATCAGCGGGTCAGCCGCGACGTTACCTATCCGACCCTTGGCTTTGGCTTCAGCTAGGCATGCCGCAAAATACGCGCCCTCAGTCACGCCGGCATACCCGCCTTCCCAGATGTGGTCGTACTGGTCGGGCTTGTCGCGCAAGCAGTCCTGACGCTCCTGCTCAAGCACCTTTGGGAACCATGGGTTGTCCGACCAGTTGGCCTTAACAACTGCCGCCCCGGTGGGAAGCATCCCGCCGCGAAACATCTGGTCTACCGGGTCATTCTTTCGCCGCGGGTTCCATGAGAACCATAGCTGCGAACCGTCGGCGCGAATGGTTGGCCGAAGCAACGAGAGCGACCGAGCCGAGAGCGTCTGCGCCTCCTCGCCCCACGCCCGCTTGAAACCCTCCAGCGACTTGATCGACTCGGCTGTGTGGTCCTGCATGCCCTGGAAGGTAATTACGCCATCGCCCGGCGTCTCGATCACTTCCCGGAATACCTTGAAGCCATCAGCCTCGCCTAGCCGATGTTCCCCGAGCTTGTCCTCAATCAGCCGCTTGGCTGAATCCTTCAGGCTCTTTTGGACTTCGCGA